AACGTAGATAGTATAGCGTTTGAAACTATCTTTAGTGTTGGTGACATGTTTGATGTTAGGTTACTTAACAAAGATAAGTTATTTTTGGAGAAGATATTAGTTGACATGGTTTAATAACTGTGTTATAATAGATTCTTGTTTACTATAGGGTAGCCCTCAACTATACTTCCTCAACCTATAGTGAACACAGTCTGAATTTTCCACATTGCGTGGGGGTTTAGCCGACTTAAAACAGCTATAACCAATAAATGCAGTCTGACTTTTCCTAGTTGACGGGGGGTTTTGATGGGACTTTAAACCACCATAACCAATAACGAATCACAGCGAAAGACAGTCGTTCGGTGTCTATAAAAGATAATGTTCGAGTGCTGGGTATCACTTTAAAGTACCCACTAGTTAATACGCTGGAGGGCTATATGATATTTTCATTTGACAAAATAGAATGGTCGTGGCAGAATGATTGCCAAGACAAACAGTATTGGGACACTTGGATTCCCAAAAAATCAGATATAAAAATAGTAACTAAGTTATCCCGAGAGGATACACAGTCGTGGAAGAATGAAATCTGGGAGGACTTGCAACCCGATATCCAATTTACAAGGGATAGAAACAACGCAAGAAGAAAGCAGAAAAGACTTGACAACAGGACTTAACTGTGGTAAGATGTTAAACTTAATACAACCTAAAGGAGAAATATATGTATGAGTATGTAAAAGGGAAGGCAATGTGGGCTAATATCACAACGCCTAACACGAGGTTTGAACCTCATAAATATGGTTTAACTGTACTGACTGACCAAGATACAGCATCTAAGCTTGAAGGCTTAGGACTGAATCAAGTTAGGTCTAGAACAGGTGAGTCTAAGTATGATGAACCAGCATTTACTTTTAGCAAGAGAGCTACGAAGAATGATGGTGGTGCAAATGTAGCACCCAAGCTGGTAGATGGAGAAGGTAATAGTATGGATGTGTCAGTAGGTAATGGCTCTGAAGTTACTGTTAAAATAAAACCTTATGCAAATGCTTATGGTAGCTTTGCTGAACTAATGGCTGTCAAGGTAGACACCTTAGTAGAATATGCTGAACAAGATTCAGACAACGAGGAATTTTAATATGATTATTAGTATTAAGAATGATGATGGTGAAGCAGTCTATGATGTTTCAAAGATTAAAGATGACCAGAAGAGAGCAGGTGCTAACGTATCTATCAGTAAGATAGGTACATTGAACGTGTTGACTGAAGCTTTGAACTATGCTTCACAAGGACATCAAAGCAATCTTGAAACTGTGCTAAGGGAAAGTCCTGAAGCTATAGTAGAACAAGAAGAAGAAGAAGTAGTAGCTGTAGACACAGACTCGGAAGAGTCTTAGTTTATATTGAGGGCTAACATGGAAAATAAAACATGGGATAAGTTGCACCAACCCTGTCCACTTTGCGATAGCAGTGATGCTGTAGGAATCAACGAAGATGATTCAGCAAAGTGTTTCAGTTGTGGTGAATTTATGCCTAGTTATGACAAAGCATGTGGAGGAAAAGATATGCAAACAGCAAAGACAACGACAACAACATTTAAACAACCGGACATGGTAGAAGGTGGGCAGTTTAATGCTCTAAAGGATAGACAGATATCCCAAGCGACAGCTACTAAGTACGGGGTTAAGAGCATGAGCGATTTACAAGGTAACATCGTTAAGCATTTCTATCCCTACTACAATGGACATGAGCTATCAGCTACCAAGATTCGTAATGTAATCAATAAAGATTTCTATCTTTCTGGTACATATAACGAAACCGGTTTGTTCGGACAGCAGTTGTTTAAGAGTGGTAAGTATGTTACCATTACCGAAGGCGAGTGTGATGCCATGTCTGCTTACGAACTGTTAGGTTCTAAGTGGGCTGTGGTATCTATCAAGCGTGGAGCACAGGGTGCAGTTAAAGATATCAAGGAAAGCCTTGAGTTCTTTGATGAGTTTGAGAATGTAATCATTGCTTTCGATAGTGACAAGGCAGGTAAAGAGGCAGCGATTAAAGTTGCTAGACTTTTCAAACCCGGAAAGGCTAAGATACTTACACTACCTAACGGCTTCAAAGACCCTAACGATATGCTCAGGTCTAACAGACACAAAGAGTTTGTTGAAACTTGGTGGGCTTCTAAAGTTTACACACCTTCAGGTGTTATAAATGTTACGGAGCAGAGAGATAAGTTCAACAATCGTGAGAAGAAACCATGTGTTCCTTACCCTTACGAAGGACTTAACAAAAAGCTATATGGTATGAGACAAGGTGAGTTGATTACTTTAACAGGTGGTACAGGTCTTGGTAAGTCTAGTGTGACTAGAGAACTAGAGCATCATCTTATAAAGAATACTAAAGACAATGTAGGTATCATTGCATTAGAAGAAGATTGGAGAAGAACCATTGATGGTATCTTATCTATCGAAGCTAACGCTAGACTATATGTTGATGAAGAAAGAGAGAAGTTTTCTAAAGAAGAGCTTGACAAAATGTTTGATATGTTGTATGATGGCGACAATCGTAATAGAGTATGGGTACATTCCCACTTTGGTACGAATGATATTGATGATATCTTTACCAAGCTTCGCTTCATGATTATTGGATGTGATTGCAGATGGGTGGTCGTTGACCATTTACATATGCTAGTCAGTGCAGTTCATGATGGAGATGAGAGACGAGCCATTGATACTATCATGACCAGACTAAGAAGTTTGGTAGAAGAGACAGGTGCAGGAATCATTTTAGTTTCTCACTTGCGTAGAGTTGATGGTAACAAGGGACATGAGAATGGTATTGAAGTATCTCTATCACATCTAAGAGGTTCAAATAGTATTGGACAGCTTAGTGATTGTGTCATCGCTCTTGAGCGTAACCAACAATCCAGCGACCCCGAAGAGGCTAGGACTACAAAGCTTCGTGTACTTAAGTCAAGATACACAGGTGATGTAGGACTTGCCGCGAGTGTGGTGTACGATGGTGAGACAGGTAGACTGACAGAAATTACAGATGAAGACATAGAGTTTGATAACTCTTTAAGCGAGGCGTTTTAATTATGGACTTAGTATTTGATATAGAAACTGATGACCTTCAGGCGACACTGATACATTGTATCGTGGCTCAGGATGCAGACTCGGAAGAGATATTTAGATTCCCTCCTGATAAACTTCAAGAGGGCTATGACTTTTTACTCACGGCTGACAGACTTATAGGTCACAACATTATAGGATTTGATATACCTCTTGTAGAAAAGTTTGGTAAGATTGACCTAAGTGGTAAAGAAGTTATAGATACTCTTGTACTATCTAGACTATTCAATCCTGCCAGAGATGGTGGTCACAGCTTAGAAAAGTGGGGGTATAGATTAGGACTCTCGAAGATTGAGTTCGAAGACTATGTCAACTACTCATCTACAATGTTAGAGTATTGTGTTAGAGATGTAGAGGTTAATCTATTAGTGTACAAAGCATTGCGTAATGAATCAAAAGGATTCGGCAAGGACTCAATAGAGATAGAACAATCTATCGCTAAGATAATTAAGCAACAAGAAACAAATGGTTTCAAGTTCGATATGAAATCCGGACTGGTACTTTTAGCAGAGCTAAGAGAAAAGATTAAGAACATTGAAGACGAAGTACATAGCACCTTCACACCTAAGTGGGTAGACACTAAGTTAGTGACACCTTACATTAGAAAAGACGGAGAGTTATCTAAGCGTGGACTAAGTGACACAGAATTTGAGCAGATTAAATTGACAGGTAATCACGAACCCTTCATGCGTCAGCAGTTAGTTGACTTCAACTTAGGTAGTCGTAAACAGATTGGAGAATATCTCATTGACTTTGGTTGGAAGCCGGATAGGTTTACACCTACAGGTCAGCCTATAGTAGATGAGAAAACTCTGTCCGAGGTTAAACATATACGCGAAGCTAAACTTATTGCAGACTTCTTATTGATACAGAAACGTATTGCTCAAGTTGATTCATGGGTCAACGCAGTCGCAGAGGATGGACGTGTGCATGGTTTTGTTATACCTAACGGTGCTATTACCGGCAGGATGACACACAGAAGCCCCAACATGGCACAAGTTCCCAGCTCTCATAGTCCTTATGGTAAGGAATGTAGAGCGTGTTGGATTGTGGAAGAGGGTAATGTATTACTAGGTGTAGATGCTAGTGGCTTAGAGTTAAGGATGTTAGCACACTACATGAACGATGAAAATTATATTAAGGAGATATTAGATGGCGACATTCACACAGCTAATCAAAATGCTGCAAGACTTAAATCTAGAAATCAGGCAAAGACATTCATTTATGCACTCATGTACGGAGCAGGAGATGAGAAACTTGGAAAGGTGGTTGAAGGAAAGACGGCAGATGGTCGAAGAGCTAGAGAACATTTCTTCGATAATAATCCTGCATTTAAATCTCTTAGAGACAGGGTTAATAGAGCAGCATCAAAAAAATATCTCAAGGCATTAGATGGTAGGAAGCTTTACATACGCAACACTCACGCATCACTTAACACTTTGTTACAGGGTGCAGGTGCTATTGTTATGAAGAAAGCATTACAGATACTAGATAGTGTATTCATACTTAATAATGTTGACTACAAATTTGTAGCTAACATACATGATGAGTGGCAGATAGAAGTTGTTGAAAGCCAAGCTGATTTTGCAGGTAGATTAGCTGTCGAGAGTATAATAAAAGCAGGTGAATACTTTAACCTTCGCTGTCCTATGGATGGTGAATACAAAATAGGGAGAGATTGGAGTGAGACTCATTAATCATTGTGATAGTAGGAAAGGAGATATGGCTGAGTTCTATGCAGTAACTTGGCTATGGGATAACGGCTATGAAGTATTCAAAAACTGTGGTTGCACAGGTCTTGCAGATTTAATTACAAGAGACCCGAAAGGAGCAATCACTTTGATAGATGTTAAAACTGGACAACCTCAGATGCATAAGCAAGAAGGCAATAACTTTACCAAGAGTACAAGTCGTACTCCTGCACAAGTTACAGCTGGAGTGAAGTTGTTAATGTTTAATCCTCATACACGCAAACTTAAATTCGTAAAACATAGAAAATAATATGACAAATAAAAAGAAAACACTTGACACTTCTAAACAAGAAGTATATAATAAACTGTCGGCTAAGAAAACAACATCCGAATCTGGTCATTGGTATACCCAAGAGGGCGACCCGATGTACACAGTCATAGGTGCTAATGGTAAGGAAAGAAACACTACCCTTAGAGATGCTAAGAAAGATAACCTAGTACCCTCTGTCACTACCATCCTTGGTATGATAGCCAAGCCTTCATTAGAGAATTGGAAAATAAACCAAGCACTTAACTCTGCTCTTACCCTAGAGAAAAATGTGTTGGAATCTCTAGAAGAATTTGCTTACAGATGTAAGATAGATTCTAAAAGGATTGGTCAAGAGGCTGCAAAAAAAGGTACTAAGATTCACGCCATGATTGAACGAGGATTCTTAGGAGAAGAAGAAACAGAAACTTACTGTATCATTAAGAACTATTTAAACGATAACTTCCCTGACGAAGAATGGATAGCAGAAGCTTCCTTCTGTGCTGACTTGGGTTACGGTGGTAAGATAGATTTATATTCTAAGTCTGGTATCTTTGTTGACTTTAAAACTAAGGACAACTTAGAAGGTAAAGACCCTGCTAAATTAGTATACGATGAACATGGTATGCAGTTGTCTGCCTATGCTCAAGGCTGTGGGTTTACTGACGTGGAAAGAGTATCTATATTTGTAGATAGAGAAGACACAGAACTTATCTCTTGTCATATCTGGGATAGAGATACACAAAACAAACACACTGAAATGTTTAACAGCATTTTAAACTACTGGAAACTTGTAAAAAATTATGAACCAAAGAAAGTCTAAACAGCTAAGAAGAAAATCAGAATCACTACTCATTGAGTGGATAAGGACAATGACTCCCGATGGAGAAGATGCCACTAAGATACACAAGAAAAACTTACACGAGTTTCTTCCTGAACAAACACATCTGTTTGCTAACAATAGATTTATGTTAAGTGCTTACAGCCTAAGATGGTTTCTTAAAAAAGTAAAGAGAAATCCTAATCTAACTCTTGGAGATTTAAATGGCTAGAGTACCTAGAAAACCTAGACCTAAAAAAGTAGATGTACCTAAAGGCTATGATAGTAAATGGGAATATAACATTCATCAAACAATCTTAAAAGATTGGAAGCATCATTGGGAGAAGGTACATTACACTGTTAAGCATAAGTATGAGCCAGACTTTGTAAGGGTGCTAGACGACAAGACAATACTCCTAGAAGCTAAGGGTAGATTCTGGGACCACGCTGAGTACAGTAAGTACATTCATATTAGAGAAGCTTTAAACAAAGAAAATAAAGAGTTAGTCTTCCTATTTCAAAAGCCCTTCTCTCCTATGCCGGGAGCTACAATAAGAAAGAATGGTACAAAAAGAACCCATGCTGAATGGGCAGAGACAAATAATTTTATATGGTATAGTGAAGATACTCTACCCGACACTTGGAGAAATGATGAACTATAAATTTAATGAAGACGAAACAATAAAGCAAATTAAAAGATATGTAGACAACACTTATAACCAACACTATGCTTATGGAGAGTACCAAGCAACAGATGTTATCTTTGATAACGGACATGGTGAAGGTTTCTGTATGGGCAATGTCATAAAGTATGCTATGAGGTATGGTAAAAAGAACGGACATGACGAAAAAGACTTGCTAAAAATAATACATTATGCTATAATGGCTATACATTTAAAGGACATCGAAGATGATTGAAGATAAGATAGGAACTAAGCCTTACTTAGGAATAGAGATAGACTACGACAGAGAGAAAACCTTTGACAAGTTTAGTCTTGATACATTAAAAGATAGATATTTTTGGGAGAAAGAAACACATGCACAAGAAGCATTCGCAAGAGCCTCAGTCTACGGAGCAACCTTCAAAGGTACTACGGATTTTGAATTGGCTCAACGGCTTTATGAATACAGTTCCAATCGTTGGTTCATGTTTAGCACTCCTATACTTAGTAACGGGGGGACAACTCGTGGGCTTCCTATCAGCTGCTTTCTTAATTATGTTCCTGACAGTAGGGTTGGTTTATCAGCTCATTATGATGAGAACATATGGTTGGCAAGTTCAGGTGGAGGTATCGGTGGATATTGGGGCGACATCAGGAGCAACGGTGTATCTACTACTCATGGCAGTCGTTCTACTGGCTCAATTCCTTTCATGCATGTAGTTGATTCTCAGATGTTAGCCTTTAACCAAGGCACAACAAGACGAGGAAGTTATGCTGCTTACATGGATATAAGTCATCCGGAGATTGAAGAGTTTATTAACATGAGAAAAGAATCTGGTGGAGATATCAATAGAAAGAATCTTAATCTACACAACGGTATCAACATTACCAACGCCTTCTTACAGGCTGTAGAGAAAGATGAAGACTGGAGATTGATTGACCCTAAATCTAAAGAGGCTGTTAAGATAGTAAACGCTAGAGATATATGGTGGCAAATCATTCATGCTAGAGCAGAGACAGGTGAGCCTTACATGATTAACATAGATA